ATACCGGTGATGTCCGCCGTGCCGTGCGTATGGGCCTGCGGTGCGAAGGTCGACGGCACGTCCTGCAGGCTCGTATACGACCCGCTAGAGGCAACTGCGGCCAATCCGCTAACGTCGGCCACCGCCAGCGAGATCGCACCCTGGCGGCCCGCCACGCTCTGCACCGGAGCAGCGGCCGCCGCCGCAGCCGTGAACGACACTACGTCGCTGGTCGAGTGCGTGTGGGCAGAGGGTGCGAACGTGGCCGGTACGTTGGCCAGGGCGGTGTACGAGATCGTCGGAATACGTGCGATGGCGAACGTGCCCGCTGTTACGTCTGCGGCCTGCAGCTGCACCGCACCCACACGCCCGGCCACCGACTGCACGGGAGCCAGGCTGGCGACAGCCGCTGTGCCGTAGCTCGCAATCGTGAACTGCGAGGCACTGGTGGAAATCGTGATGCCGTCGCCCGCCGCCAGCTGAAACGTGCCGAAAGCGTTGGTCGCCGTGCCGGGAGCCATGACAAAGCCCGCCGGGCCGATGCCGCCGCCGACCTCGATCGACACGGCTGTGCCGCCCGACACGCTCACACCCGCAGCGGTGCTAGAGACAACGACGTTGATGCTCATGGTGCGAACGCTCGCAGTGTGCCAGATAGGTAGGTCCGGGTGACGAGGCCAGGCGAGACGCCACGCAGATACCAGCGGTAGGTCTGTGACGACGCCAAGGCCGAGGTCTGCAACTCAGTCAGCGACAGGTTTAGCTGCCCGGCCGCAGCATTGACCGTCGTGACGGCGAACGTGGCTGCTGTGGCGCCCTGCGTTGCGACGCCTGACGGGTTGGAGAACGACACGCTGGTCGAGACCTGGTAGACGATCGCCGTCCAGGTAAACCCGGTAGTGTCGATGCTCAGGTCGGCAAGCATGCCGAACTCATCGCCCACCGTGAGGGAGATATTGAGCGTGCCAGGAAGTGCGAGGAACTCTGTCATAACGTCAACCTACTCGGTGTGTCGAAATGCTTTTAGAAAGGTGGCGTGCCGAACAACGGCTGAAACGCCACCTCGGAATGGACCCGCCGGTAGAGAATGTCAGGTGCGACGCCAGGCCCTTTTAGCGAGCCGTTGGAGTTAAGCGCGACCGGGTTGGAAGACGCGAGTTTGTCGCCGCTTTCAGCGTCAAGGACATACGCCCGTTTCTTCTGGCTGCCTTCGATGTAGTTGTATCCAACGTCCGGCAGCATCAATCGCCAGCCGCTTTGCCGAAACGCCAACTCAACCGACACGGCCCAGAACTTGAGTTCGCTGCCGTTGACTACCTCGACCTGTTGCTGGCCGCTGATGCCCTGGCATTTCCATTGGTACGGCGCTGCGCCCAGATACCCGTCTGAGTTCACTGCGTTTGTAACGCTGGCCGCGACACCGATAGGAAACACGGCGCGGTTCCCTGAGATCGTCGCCCGCAGTTCCGCCTCCTCGGTCATCGCACCCTCGAAGAAGTCGTAGGCGCTGTTCATCAGCGGCCGCACGTTTCCGTTTCCGCTGCCCTCGTAGTACGCCAAGGCAGGGACGGCGGCGCCGCCTGTCGAGAACGACCAGATGTCTGCGCGGGCCAGCGGGTTCGGGTCGCTGTCCTCAGTGCCAATGGCTGGCACCTCGTAGGAATACGTGACCTCTACGTGGTACGGGTCGAGTTCGTTGACCGCGCCTTCGACGCACAGGAGGTAGCCGTACTCGGGATGGCTCGCACCATGGAATATCCCGATGGCGTTCAGCACCTCCTGTGTCGAAGTTACGCCATTCGTCGTGCAGTGGTACTTGATCTCCGCCGTCGGAGACTCGCCGAAGCGGTGTGTAAACGTTCGCGGGATAACCTCGCGGTAGGTCAGTACGGCCATTACGCTGCTCCCACGATGTCGACCACGCCGCCGAGCTTGCCAATCTCGGCCTTAATCTTCTGAAGCTCGCCAAGCTGTTTCCGATACTCGGCAATCGCCGGATCTTCGCGGCCGGTCGCCAGACGCAGGAACTCGCTCACGCCCTCGCTCGTGCGTACGTCTGCCGCTTGGACGGGCTGCTGCGAAACCTGCGACAGAGCATCGAGGCGGTCGGCCTCGATCTCGGCAGCACGGCTGGCGTACTGTTCGTTCAGGTCTCGGATCTTCTCAGCCGTCTTGAGTGCGTCCTCAAAGCCAGACCGGATCGCGTCGGCTGCCTGCTCAAACGTCTCCGGGTCGATGACCTTGGCTTCAAGGTCCGCCTCCAGCTGCGACAGCTGCTCCTGTGCAGCTGCGAACGCGTCCGGCGCAATCTCAACGCTGGCATCCGAAAACGTCTTGTCCAGCTTGTCTCGCACCGACGCTATCGCACGCTCGGCGTCCTGAGTCGAGAACCCAAACCGTGCCGTCTCTTCGGCCGCCGCCTGGGCCTGGTCGAGAACGGCGAGGCGCCGCGTAGCTGCCTGCTCGGCGGCTGCATCACCAGCGGCGCGAGCCTCGGCAATGGCCGCCTCGGTCTCCTCGATCTGCCGAGTGATAGCCAGGAGCGTGTCTGCCGCCGTCGCACCATCGCCGCCGAGACCTTGGGCAGAGATGAACGCGTCGGCCAGCTTGCGGTCGGCCTCGACGGCAGCAGCTGCGGCACGCTCGGCCGCTGCGATCTTTTCGTCGGCGGCCTTCTGTGCCGCCTCGGCAGCTTTGGCTTGGGCATCTGCTTCTTTATCCAGCGTTTCAATCTTGGCCTCAAACGCGGTCTTCTCCCGCTCTGCCATTTTCCTGGCTTCGTCAGCCGTCAGCGTGCCGTCCGCCTGCAGCTGAGCGATCTGCTCAAGCGAGTTTTGGTAGGCCAGTGCCGCATCGAATCCAGCGGCACCAAACTCTGCCGCTGCGGTAGTGGCCGCGTCGATCTCCTTGGCGAACTGCGTGGCTGCCAACGTCGGGCCGGAAATGTCTAGCTCTGGTGAAATCGGCTGCTGGACCTCAGCCGTGATGCCCAGAAAGTCTTCGGCAATCGTGAGCAGGCGGCCGACTGTGCCGCCGATGGCGTTGGCGATCGTCGCAAAGGTGGATGATACGCCTCCGAACACGGATGAGATTAAGGCCCCGATTGACTCAATAGAAACGTTAAGCCCAAAGAGCTTGTTAAACGCCGCCAACGTCCGGCCGACATACTCGCCAATCTGCGCGAGAGCCGTAGTGATGATCTTGGCAATGCGGGACATGGTTTCGCCAATCGCCCCGATGTTGTCGGTGATGGCGTTCAGCGGGCTGAAGGATGCCAGCCACTCGTAGGAGGCCACCTGTGCGTCGACGAAATAGCGGACAATGTCCACGAGTTCTTCATTGAACGCGTCGGCTAGGCCGCCCCATGCCTGCGACAAGTCACCAAGCGGAGCCAGCAAGGCACCGAGAGACCGCCCAATGCCACCTAGTATGACTCCAACAATCTCAATGGCTGTGCCGAGGCCCGAGAGAATTGGTTCCAGCACGTCGCCAATCGGCCCTACGATCGCGTTGATGCCGCCCAAGAACTCGGCCGAGCCTTGCGCGATGCCTTCGCCCAAGCCCGCGAACGGAAGCAGGAGCAGCTCGCCGAGCCGGGAGCTGGCAACGCCCAGTGCGTCGACGCCTGCACCGAAATCATCAATGCGGCCTCGGTCGATGTCAGACATAGCGCCGCCGAGCCGCTCGATGTCTTCTGCCGCTGGGCCGAGGGTGGCGAAGAACGGCAGTAAGTCCGCGCCGCTCTTGCCAAAGATCTGCATGGCAGCGGCAGTGCGTTTCGCCGGATCGTCGATGCCTTGGAGTTGCTCGCCAATCAGCCGGATCTGCTCCTCTGGGCTGAGGTTCTCCAGGTCTGTGAACGCAATGCCCAGCTTGGCAAGAGCCGCCGTCGCGGCCTTGCTTTCCTCGTCTGCACCAGCCAGCGTTTTCTGCAGTTTGCCGAATGCGCTGCTGACAGAGTCAATCGAGACGCCAGAGCGGTTGCCAGCTTCCTCCAGAAGTTGAATGAACTCAAAAGACACGCCCAGCTTGTCGGCCGTGTTGCCGAGCTTCTCGACGCGGTCCTCGAGGTCGAGCAGCCCGCTGGCCACCGCGCTGGCACCAGCGGCAAACGCAGTGACCGCAGCGAGGCCGAGGCTGAAAGGATTGACTAGCCCAGCTACAGAAGAGCCAATGTTGGCAAGGCCACCCGAAAGCCCAGCACCGCCGCCAAACACTTTGCCCAGCCCTTGGCCGGCTGACGACAGACCGGACAGCCGGCCAGCCACATTGCCGATTGGCCCAGGCAGTGCAGACAGCACACCGCTCAACTCGTTGAACTGCATGGTGCTACCGCCACCGCCGGAAGCGGAGGCGGCATCGAATGCAGAGGCAGACCTGGTGGCCTTGTCAAAGCTTGTCGCAGCCTTGGCAAGGGCCGCGTTGTATGTCTCCTGCGAGATGCGACCGGCGGCTAGGTGGGCGCTAAGCTCTTGGACCTCGGCGTCGTACTTCTGCTGAGGGCTTAGGTTGGCCTGCGTGATCTGAGCCGCCCTCGACAACGCCTTGGCTCGCTCGGTCTCGGCCTTGGCAGCCTCTTCGTTGGCACCGCTGGCCTCTGCCGCGGCACGCGAGTAGGTCTCCTCGCTGATCGCTCCCTGTGCGAGCAGCTGCCCGAGCCGCTCGAGCTCGGCCGTCCGCCGCTCTTCAGCCGTGGCGACTTGGTCGGTGATCCTCGCACCTTCCGCAAACGCAGCGGCCGCCGTCTGGGCACCGCCGACAACGGCCTGCAGTTCAGCGGCGTACTCTTGGGCCGAGATCTGCCCGGTCTTCAGTGCACTGCCGAGAAAGGCAATGTCCGTGGCGACTTGCTGCTGGGCCGCACCGGCCGCGCCGCTTGAGGATGTGAACGAATCAAAGAGCGACGCCGCCGCCGCCGCTTGCTTGCCGAGGTTCTGCAGCTGCCTGTCGACCTGTGACAGTCCCTTGGTCATGCCGTTGGCATTGGCCGAGAACTGCACGCCAAGTCCGATTACCGTCGACATTATTCACCCGCCAAGTCTCGTGCCAACTGTTCCAACGCTTCCTGTATCTGCAGTTCGTGCTGCGGGCCTTTCACTATCGGAACAAAGTCCTCGACCTTCGGCGTCCTGCCGCGTGGGCAGTACGGCGCGAGCGTCGCACTGGCCACCAGGCCCGTCTGCCGCCACGTGTCAGGGAGTGGGTGGAAGTGCCGGTGGATCGCAATCCACTCGGCAAACTCCCGGCTGTCCATTTCCTGACACAACCGCCGAACCGTCATTCCGAGATGTGCCGCCAGACGAAACAGAAAAACACGCGTCGGGCGGACTGCTAGTTTTTTGCGAGTTCCTCCACGTCCTTGTCGGTGAGTGCGTTGTGCTCCATAGCCTTGGCCCACACCCTCGACATCACCTTGGCCGACTTCTTCGCCAGCTGCTCCACCTCCGCGTCGGTAAACAGCCTCGCGCCCTTTTCGTCGCACAGGCAGCGTGCCAAGAACTTCGTGCGGAAGTTCTCGACGCCCTTGCCCTTGTTCGCCACCCAGTCGTTCTCGTACGAGTCGCGCTCGCCGCAGGTCATCACGCGAATAAAGACGCTGCCGCCCCACTCCTTTACCTTGACCTCAAGGAGGCCGAGATCGTCTGCTGCCAGGATTTGTTCTTTTGTCAGTGCCACGGTTTCATCCAATCAGGTCGAACGTGAACGTGTAACGCGTCACATCGTTGGCAGCCGCAGTGGCTCCCTTGCCTGTGCATACTGCGTTGTATGTCAAGCTCACGCCGCCGCCGCTGATGCTGAGCGTGCCGTACTGGCCCCAGTTAAAAGAACCCGGAGCGAGACCCTCGACGCTCACGCTGCCGCCGCTGGGTGCATAGCCGCCGCTGCGACTGACGGGCATGCCGCCGCCAAGCTCCAACTGCACGCTGGTCAGCTCAGTCAGCGAAGCACCGGCAAACGAAACCGCACAGCCTTGCGAGTACGTCGCCACGGAAACCTCCGCGACTAGACTCGCGCAACCCGGAACGTTGCCTGGCCACGCGTGGCGTCGTTGACCGTCAGCGTGACGCTCGACGAACTGACGGTGGCGGCCGCCGAAAGCGTCAGGCCGCCAGTAATGGCCAGGGTGCCGGTGGCACCGTCAGTGATCGGCGCGGTGCCGATGTACTCGATGCTTACCTCGCGGCCCGTGTCGGTGGCGCTGCCCTTCAGCGGTCGATCCATTGTGAGCACGTTGCTGCCAGCCGATTGCCCAAGGTGCGAAACGTCGATGGTGTCGCCTGCCGACACGTCGGTCATCGAGTAGGTAACGCTCGTCACCGTGTAGTTTGCGCCAGCAAAAGAAAGAGTTGTGCCCTGAGCGTGGCTTGCCATGAATTAGTTCTCCAGCCAAAAGAGGTCGTAGGTTTGTCGAACGAGATAGAGCGAGTTTTCCGCGCCGTCGATTTCCACCAGGTCGTCGGCCTCGTCCACCAGAAACGACTGCCGCACCTCCGTATTGTCGAGACTGCCAGCGAACCCATCCAGAACGCGGCGGCACTTGTCCGCCAGATCCCGTGCCGCCTCGTAGGTCACGCCGTAGACGTAGAGTTCGACCGAGACCTTCGGAAGGCCCACAGGCCCGCTCATCGCCATTTCACGCAGGACGCGGGCACGCCGCCAGATGATGATCGGAAACTGAATCGGCGACGGCCCGACGTATCGCAGCGGGTAGATCCG